GCGCCATCACTCGCGCGATTGTAGCCAATCCCAATTCCTGTGGCGGATATGCCCAGCGCAGGCTTAACTGATCCAGGCGCGGCTGTTCCCAGAAAGACAGCATCTTTGTGGCGTAGTGCCACAAAAGCATTGCTCACGTTAACGTCGAGCCGGAAATTGCTCCCAATCCCGCCTAGGATATTTGTCACACCTGCACTTAGCGCTGATTGCACGTTTGCCCCTGCCGCGAGACTATCTAGCGACATTCCTGAGGAATTATTGAGTTTTACACTTCCCGCAATAATGCTTCCGGCCTGTAACGTCCCGGTAACAGTCGCGTCAACACAGGTCATCTGTCCCGACGAATTGACTGAGAACTTGGGCGAACTGGTGCCACCTAGCACAATTGTCCCATTATCCAGGTCAAACTGTGAACCGGCCATTACCGACCAGTTGAACGACTCAATCACACCGGTTTGAACCTTCCCGCCCGTTATTCGAGTCATACTACTTGGATCAATCCCCCCGGTAGGATTGCCGGACACGTCCCGAATCCAGTCAACAATATTAAGCTGTCCAACAACACTGACCTGATCGCCCATCAAAACGATATCCCGATCTGTCAGTAGGATTTTTGCTAGTGCGTTATTATCAACCTTCTGTTCCAGCTTTCTGGTCGCCTGGTCTATCCTATTGGTCAGTTCGTGGATAAGCGAGTAAACGTCCCCCCCTTCGTCTGGAGCCGTGGGCAGAGAATTATCGTTGTTGCGACGCGGGGAAGGCTGAAGATATAACCCTGTGTTCATAATCGCGTCCAATCGGTTATAGGAACAATTGGTGATCGTATCACGCGCATTCCTTCAAGGACATATGTCGCCATTGTCACCGCTATCCAGCTTCCAGGGGGAACCTGAATTTGGGCGTCACTCGAACCCTCGAATACATTGTTTTCCACTTCAACAAAATTGCTGGCCGGAACAAGAATGGTTTCTGTTCCCGCCCCAGGTGCCGGGTAATATCGCACCTTGTCTGCTGTTTTTTGTGTTGTCCCTTCTTGGGCACGATCAACTGATATCCGGTATTCTCCCGATACGTAATTAATTGCTGTCCACTTGGCTACCTCCATTGAACCATCAGCAGCGACCACCTGCATTAACCTAAAATCTTCAGCTCGTTCATCTGCCCAAGCAGTCTCGAACCAGGACAGCGTATCTCCCGGTGATGGTACTGTTGGAAACGGTTCGGCGAATTGAAACGCTGTCGGAGTTGACCCGGTTGCCTTGCGGTATAACGCCCCATCTACCGACCCCCAAAAGAAACCTGACAGGTCAATGTTTGGCAAAGGATTTGCTGTTGTTGCTACTACAACATTGTCACTTGTCGATCCGGCCAGCACTGTGAATGACCCACTGTTCAGCACATTTGAGTTGTCTACCTTGACGTACAGGCTGTGATCAGTTACGTCCAATTCCCTTGGTACCTGCTGAATGGAGACCATCAGCGCTATAGCCGAAGGGATGGCTACCGAGATATCCAGATTGATCCGCAATTTAACACGGGTAACTAACCCCTGCGCATCCATTTCATAAAATCCTTGTATTGCGGAGGGCGCAGGAAGTCCTAGTTCCGAAACAGAAGTAACAGTAACCTCTTGAACGTCCGTCCAACGGGATTCCGTCAAACCGAAATATCCCGGCAATCCCTGTACCACCCCTTTCTGCTTTGCCTGTAGCTCATAAATACCCTCGACCGGTACATCGATCACGATCACGGAAGTAGTAACTGGCTTGTAAATCCAAGGCTCAAGGCTGTCTTTCACCCGGTATCTGATAACAACTTCCCGGTTACTTAACGCCACATGCTCATCCGGTAGACTGCCTACAACAATAATTCGCTGGTGCAATTGCCCACTAACAACATCATCCCCGTACAATTCAGCGCGAACACTCTCGATTACTGGTGTGGCCAATGACAGGGGAAAGGGTCTGCCGGTTATGTTGGAATCGAACGGCGGAATAGTACCGGTATCTGCAGCATATATCGCGGGCGCATGGTCGACAAATGTCACCTCTGCCACAAGGTCGTGTTGGCGACGAACTCCTAAACAGATCAATTCAACCGCCGTACTGTCTGCAACATTAAACATGCACAGATTATCAACTTGCGGTCCGTCAACTGTTGGAACTGTTCCAGTGAATGTCAGTGTATCCGTCTCATCCTCTGTGTTAACAACGCTCATCACAAGTGATGATCCGTCATTCAGTCTAAAACGAATAGCATATGTTTTACCCACTTCCATTAGCACCAATTCATCCAGAACAACGCCAGTTGTATTTGCCCCTGAGGTTTGAATGGATTTCACTCTTCCCCAGTGATCGCCCCAGCGCGGCACGTCGTGCGAAACCATAAGCAGATCATTACGGCGGAATGTCAGGTGCTCGAAGTCCATGAACACCGTGTAGGTTTCTGGCCGCAGTCTCGCTTGTGCGATCTGATACCGGCCAAACCTCCAAGCTAGGTCAGAACTTGTTATCCCTTTAAACTCCAGCCGCTCGATTACCGTGGCGTTACTTTCATCGTATCCATCATCGTAGGCATAAATCTCATCTTCCAGAAAGTCTTTATCCTCGTTGTTGAATATGATCTTGAAGGCATGTGGGCGATTAATAAGCAACTTATCTGAGCGAAATCCCCAGCTATTTCTAGGCGTAACATGCCCTTTAACTGTCCGCGTTGCTTGATCAAAATCAACGCTCCACTTTCCGTAAGGCAACGAAGGGGAACCTCTCCCGGCAAATGAAATATCAGCAAGCGTATCCCAGACGCTAGAAACAGATTCCCGTACCTGATTAAATGCGTATCCTTCAGTTTCACACAGTTCATACCAATCGCCAAGAGTATCATCATCAACCTGATCTAATGACCTTGGTTGTTTATTTGCTGGGTGAACCAATACTCCACGAAATAAAGCCGCCGGATTATTAGAGATATCCGTCGCAGTTGTTTCCCATTCGCCATCAATAAAACGCGGCGCATAAGAAGAGGCAATGCAATTTACAATATCAATCTGATTCTGAACACCTTCTGTTGCCTTAATCCGTAGCGCGATTTGCGCCATAGGAACAGGGAAGTTCAACGGTGGATCATTTGACGTACCTCGAAAAACTGTCCAATAAATTAGGTCTGATGTTTTTTCGTCTGTAGTGTCTGCGGTTACCCGATACAAACCTATTTCATACGACTTGGTTCTGTCAACCTTACCAAAAAATGCCCTGCGAACCAAGGATGTGGTTTTGCCGGTAATGATGAACGGACTTTCCGGGAATTTTACGCTACCGGCGGTTATCTGCATGTCTCCTCCGACCCGAGAAACTACCATTCCCGTTTTCCCTGTTCCAGAAAAGTTTACCAGCCCGGATACCAAACCAAAATTCACATTCCATTTTGCAATTGCGATTGTCCCTGGTTTTGGCAAGCTTGATTGCGATAGCTCAATATCTCCGCTCATTGCCGCAGATACGAACCAATCCCCGTTAGCCATTGTGTTTATAGCGCGGGAGGCAAACGGAAAAGATATGGCATCGCTCAAATATGTCCAATCCGTATCACCCACGACTCGATATCGGATTGCATATTGAACCGTTACCGGCCTACGTTTGCCTTCTTTATTGTATCGAACCAAACCTTGCGGGAACAATACCTCTACACTCAATTCATCGTAACCTGCTGGCATTATCCTATCTACCCAGCCAGTATCATGCTCTAGCTTCACGTCAACGCGGGTTTGATTGACTGTTCCTGGTATCAGCGTTATCGGATCATCCGTTGCCCAACCTTCGCGTACCTCATAGGATGAGCCGCCGTCTTCGGTAAATCCAGGATAGCTGGTTAGTAGCGTTTCCCCAATCTTAATGTCTTCAATTTTACATGGTCCAACCCAGGCAAGCAGTATGCGGATATATTCATCTTCTCCAACAAGTTCTGTGTAGGGCTTTGCGCCCAAAGGAGGGAAGAATCGATGCGTCCCAAGCACAACGGGAACAGGCTGGTAAGGTGAAAGCTGGTTTCTCGCCCCGGATATCGAGTAAGCCTGACCGTCGCTAGTCTGTCCCTTGAGTTTTGGTGGGCGAATAGGGGCGATGGCATTCACTAGCATCATGCCGCCGGTCGTTACTACCGCAGCGGCTACCGCAGCACCAAAGGCTCCACCGATGAATCCGCCAGCTAACCAGTACTGCTGCGTCACTGCCGCGATAACCACAACCGCTATCGTTAGCAATATCCGTAACGGACTTTTGCCCCCTCCCCTGGTTGGCATGTAGACATTGACTAATGACTTTTCATCTGGAATCCGATCCCACTCAGCTTTCGGTATGTATTCCCCGTCAACCTCTATTACCATCTCGTTCTGTCTGCAAATATTTGGCAAACCAACATCGGCATAAATGGCAGTAGAAATATCGTTTAGCGATGCCCCGTGTGGCACCTCTACCGGCTTTGTTTTAATAAAGTGCGTTGGTGACAGTCTTACATTAGGCATGGGTGTCTATATATCCATTCGATGCGGTTTGCCCAAAGTGGGTTGCGTATACTCTCGATAACGGAATCGATTCCCTCCTCGACATGCAGCATTCTTTTTCCATCGATCATGATTCCTACATGAAAGGCGTGCCGTCCCGTTCGCAATTGCACCATGTCAAATGTCTGCGGCTTATCCCCACGCAGCCAGTTATCCCGATCCTTGTTCATGATCCGGGCTATTTCCAGCATCTTCTCGGGAGTTTGCTCTACAAAGACACCTGTAAAAGGATTAAGGTCAATATTGTGCAGTTCTTTATAAACAAGACACACAAGCCCGTAACAATCAACTCCCTCTCTTGTTCTGCCGTCTGCTTTGAAGGGTAGCCCAACATAATTATTCGCCCACGCTGGCAATTTTCTTCCAATCATAAAAATACGCCCTTCGCTGTACCTGGCGTAAACATTAACCCAGGGAACGGCTCACGCACCAGATTATCCAGCGTAAGTGTTCCCGAAATAGTGGCAGCATTATACTGGATATTCACCAGAACATATTCCGGCCAAACCAGATCGACCGTATCCTTTGCGTTGTCCATGACCATTTCAACCTTGAATGGTATCGGCGAGTGGATATCCCGGATGGTTTGGGTAAGCGCGCGATCCACATTGTCCAGCTCTATCTGCATAGTTCCCGGCCCAGAGTCGCTATCGTCCGGCAATTTAAAGCGCATCGGCATGAAAATGAAGCTTATGCCGCGCGAAATCGTGCCATACAGAACAACCTCATGTAGTTCTACCACACGTTCCGTCGGATCAGTGCTGATGTAGATCGGCTCGGGCATGTCAGGATGGTCGATAGTGATCAGCAGAATCGGTACTCTTCCTGTCTCAGAAGCGTACGCTGATTCCCGAAAATTTGCGGATATCGTCATGGCAGTACCTCGAACTCGAGTTGCACAACATAAAAACCATTGCTCATTGTCCAACTGGGCGGTGCGGTGAAGCGAAATTCCTTTGCTGTCAGGGAT